CACTAAGACCAGATGCTGCACCGATTGGCTATTCGTACCTTGTAATTCCAACTTCGGGAGATCAAGGAACATTTTATATTTATACTGGCACAGGCGAAGATGATGGCTACGATTCCTTTGTGCCAGAATATGGATGGACGCTAGGTTCAGAAACAATAACAAATCAAACAAACTTTGTAACAGACTTAACCTCTCCAGAGCAGTTTACAGACGAAGTTAATGGACAAACAGTTTACAGAGAGTTTGAATATGTTCAGGGTATTAGAGTTGTAGTAGACATAATGAATAAGTTTGACTCTACATTTGACCTAATTGAAATGTCACCAAGACTAGTTGTTGATATATCTGATAAGGTAATTGATTTTAATATTACAAAAACATTGTCTGATATTGGTGTAACATCTTTACCAGTCGGACAACTACTAGCATCAACTGGGTCACTATCAATCTTTGATGACGATCAGGCCTTTAATTCTTATAATACTACAAGTATTGTTGCAGACTATATTAGAAAAAATATTAAGTTTAACTTTTATGAAGTCATAGTAGATGTTGATGGCTTTGATTACTATGTTCCAATCAAGACATTATACTCAGAGGGTATGCCACAGGCAAATGTAACCGCTGGAACCATTGATATTACTTTACGTGACCTATATTTTTTCTTAGAATCAATGCCAGCACCAAGACTTTTAATGACAGAAACATCTTTAAGCATGGCTATTGTTACGTTGCTAGACTATATTGGTTTTAGCAATTATTCTTTTAGAAGATTAGATACCGAGTCTGACCCAGTAATTCCATATTTTTTTGTTGCACCAGATCAAAATGTTGCAGAGGTTTTAAACCAACTAGCAATTGCAACTCAAAGTGCAATGTTCTTTGATGAATTTAATAACTTCATTGTAATGAGCAAAAACTATTTAATGCCAGATACAGATGAGCGACCAACAGACTTTGTGCTATCTGGAACTAATAACCAGACAGATTCGGGGGTAGTTGAAAATGCTACATCTGGAAACTTACCAAATATAATTAGTATAGCCTCAGAAGATAAAAAGGTATATAACGGAGGAAATATATCCTATACCGCAAGATATATCCAAAGATCATATGGAAGTATTAGACAAGCAAATATGGTTGATAGAGATAAGACTTGGATTTATAAGCCTGCGCTCTTATGGGAAGTTGCTGGAACAGAAAATACTAAAACTATTAATGAGGTTGCCTCTAAGCAGGGCAAGTATGTTCTTGGAGCAATGCCTCTCAATTCTGACTTAACAGGATCTTTGCCAGTTGTTCAAAACGGTATAGTTATAAATAACGTTATGGACATAGGAGAAAACGTCTATTGGTTAACAAGATATCAAGGATACTTTTATTCTGGTGGAGAAGTAATAAGATATGATGCTGCGGAATTTAATATAACTGGAACTGGAAATGTTTGGATTAGCAGTAATCAAGAGTATCAAAAATACTTTTCATCAATACCTTTTAATGGAAAAATATATCCAACAGGACTAGTAAGGATATTTTCAACACCATACTATGAAACTGTTGATGGAATAAACAGACTACAACCTGGAGCAGTATATGAGCATGGCAGAGGTCAGTTTGGTACACCAGTAGTTGCCCACACTGCTGGAATTAATCAATATTGGTCAGACAACTCCTACGTTCGTGGCTGTGATATGCAAACACAATACTTGTTTACAACAACTTTAGATCAAAATCTTTCTGTACCCGCAACAACACTAGGGGCCGCTGGAGTAAATAACACGCTTGCAAGACAAACCACAAGAAATGGTATTATTAAAAATTTTATGTCAACTAGTTATTTGACAGAAACAGATGTAAATAGTCTTAAGTCTACACAGACAGGAACTATTCAATCTTCAGCCCTTGTAATGAATGGTCCATCTTTTAAAACTACAGAGGTTCCAATTAACTTTGTGTCATATCAATACAAACAACTTGATAATGCATATAGAAGTTTTGGTGCAAGAATGAGAATTATTGGAAAGATTGAAAACAACGAAACCCGTGGACAGACACCTATCGGTAGCATATCTTACTACCAAGTAAATAGTGCACAGACAAATCAAAATGTCAGCATAGGTGGTGGCTCTGGTGGTTTAGCAATCATGCTTAATCCAGAAACAAACAACGGATACTATTTTGAAATTGTTGCCCTAACAGAAACAAATGTTGAGTCTTACTTAAAACTTGATCCAACTGGACAAGCAGAAGTAAACATTAACAACGTTGTTTTTTACAAAGTTAAGAAAGATGCATCAAATAATAATGCTATTCCAGTTAAACTTTGGGGTGGTCTAACAAGCATCATTGTTGACGACGGTAGATTTACTGGACAGTATAGACTTTCTGGAGAAGACAAGCCAACCGTGTATGATTTAGCAGTAGAGTATCAAAATATTGGAACTCTGCGTAGATTCTATTTATACATTAATAACAAGTTAATTAAGATTGTTGACGATCCAGATCCACTACCAGTTTATAACAATATTGCTCTTTTTGTTAGAGGATCTTCCAGAGTAATGTTTGAAAACCTATATGCCATAACAAATAACTATTCACAAAATACCGTATCTGTAGTAGGAGAAACCCTTTCTGATGTATTTGGAGATAGTGAAATTGACGCAAATGAATCATTTAGAAAATATGCAATAAGTGGTTTAGTTCAGGGAACATATCTTACGGGAATAAGTTCAGAACAACCACCAAAATATAACATGTATTTTGAAGAGTTTGGTTCTATTATGCGTGAATGTGCTTACTTTGATGTTAAGTATGATCGTTCCTACCCCGCACTATACGCACAACTATCTCCAACATTTAACAGAATCAAAGGCTATACAGTCTCTGGTTTCCAAGCAGACTCATATGGAGCAGAGTTCTTAATCTTTAATGCCTCTGACACTGCTCTCAATCTTGATGAAACAACTGGCAACTATCTAAGAATTCAGGGTATTACATTTACACAAGATACCTCTTATCAATTAACCGTAGATGAATACTTTAAGAAACAAGGAAATCTATCAGATCCAGAACTACAGGGAAGCACACTAATAACATCTCCTCTTGTAGAAAAAGCAAAGTATGATGAGATTAAACTAAGTAGATTGATCTATGGAAAGAATGATTTTTCAATTGAAACACCTTACATTCAAAGCCAGGATGATGCAAATGAATTAATGGGTTGGATTATTAACAAAGTAATGCGTCCTAAGAAATCAATTGGTATTAACCTGTTTTCTATTCCAACATTACAACTAGGAGACATTGTTACAATTGATTATAAAAATAGTGATGACTTAGACCTTGTTGCAGAAGCATCAGACAGGTTTGTAGTTTATAACATTGGATACAATAGATCTTTGTCTGGTCCATCTATGACAGTATATTTGAGCGAGGTGTAAAATGACAAACAGTAATTCTATCTCAGCAACTCCGCTTACTCCATCAACAATTGGCTTGGCGGTATCAAGCAGCAATATTAATCCAGTATTGACTGCCCCAATAGATACAATTCTATTTAATGATGACTCTGTTCCAATAGAGATAATGTCAGACCTTATCTTTGAAAATATTGGTGGACAAGAATTAATTAATATTGCTCGTAATGATACAGTTAATGGACAAACAATTTTATATCAGCCAATTAAAAATCTAACAGCAGTTCAACAACAGTACAATCCTAATAATATAGTTAGTCTTCAAGCAACTTCAGATAAATACTTTCAAAACTTTTCTATTAAGTTTGATGAAAAAGTTCCCACAGAGGGAACTGGTCCAGATGGATCTCATGTTTATATTGATCCAGAAACTGGAGAACTGGTTGTTGAAGCCGTTAATATGGCGGAAGATGAACAAATAGAACTAGAAATTACCATCAGTGGTACAATATATGAGGCGGACATTTAAATGATAACTGACACTGGAAAATCGATAATTGGTAAGTATTTGCTTGGACAGGCTCCAGCATACGCTTCATACATTGCCGTTGGCTGTGGGGCGCAACCACTTGAAACCGCAGACCCATACGGAGATTACTCTGAAAAGCAAAATCTAGACTTTGAAATGTTTCGTGTTCCCATATCATCTAGAGGATTTGTAAATGACGGTGCAACAGAAAAACTAGTCCTTACAGCAGAATTGCCAACAGAAGAAAGATATGAGATTACAGAGATTGGTCTTTACTCAGCAGGATCAAACCCATCGGCTGGTGCCTATGATAGCAAAACTGTTTTTGCATTTACACAGGGAGAAAACTGGCAATACCATACAGCAGTAGCAGCAACATCTATTCCCACAATTACAGAACCTCTTGATGACCCATTAGATGATAACGTAATTGCAACAGCAGATCCAGTATTTCAAACAAATGCAGATAACTCAATTTTTTATAAATCTCCACGTCCAGAAAGATATGAACGTGCAAGATTTTTAAATAATATTATTTTAATTCAAGGAGATGACTCAGACTTAACTATTGATGCAAGTACTGGCGCTCCTGCTGGACACTTTGTTATTGAGGCTGGATCTAATCACATACACCTAACTGGAGCAGATGTTAATTTTAGTAGAAACTCTCCGATAGATGAACTAAGGCTTGCATTTTCTATTATTAGCAAAGACGGAGATTCCGCATCAGTTCCAGATACAGTTAGAATATTAGTTGACTTTGCATCAACGGACTCAGAAACTCCAGATGAGTTTGCTAGATTTGAAATTGAACTAGATAATGGAAATGGAAGCGGGGCAACATACGATTTTGCTGCTAACAGATATTATGTAGCATCTACACAACTACAAGAGTTATACCAGACACAAGGTTTTACTTGGAATGCTGTTACTGTAGTTAAAATTTATGCTTGTGCTATCGTATCAAATGTACCTTCTGATGACTACTATATTGCACTTGATGCTCTTAGACTAGAAAATATTGCAACAACAAATCCTTTGTATGGATTAACTGGATACTCGGTTGTAAAAAATACAGATGCAGAAACAATTGTTAAATCACCAAATACAAGTAATTATATCGAATTTAGATTTTCTGTTGGGGTAACGTAATGGCTAATGAAACAATTAAAAAATTTAAGGTACCACTTACAGATATGCCACCAATTAGTAGCATAACTGAAGGATATGATTTAAGATATAGGGTTATATCATCAGATAAAAACAGAACTTCTCATTGGTCTCCAGTATATTTAATTCAGCCAGACTACACATTTACTCCTGGAGTTATTGCATTTAATAAAGCGGGAAGCATTGCTAGCCTTGTATGGGACTCAGTTAGCATTAATAAAATAGATGGAGCAAGTACTTATTTTATTAGAAAAGAATCTCAGTATGATTTTTGGGTAAGATGGGATAGAGGTGGAAGTAATGGTGATTGGTTATATAAAGAAAGATTGTCAACAACTTCTTTGTCTATTCCAGTTCCGTCTACATATACCGTAAACGGTGTAGTTCAACCAAGCCCACCAAATAGAATGAGTGTTGAAGTTTACCTTCCAGGATATCCAATTCAAAGATCAGATGGTGCTGCTGGAACACCGTTTTTAAAAGTTTACAGACTTCTCAATGAGACTGTTTAATGATATAATGGAGAGATAATGGCTAAAGTACCGCTACCAGAACGAGGACAACCTCTAGATTTAACATACATTTATCAATTAGTTGATACTGTTAATGATTTATCTACACAGGTTTCATCAGCAACCTATAACTATACAACAGTTGATACTATTTCTGCTGGAAAGCAGAGCATAAAAACATCTGAAGCAAGAGTTGTTGGTGGCTATGTAGAGGTTGCAAATAACTCTACAGTAAGTGCTGGAAATGAAAAAACATTTGCGTATGATTTTCCTTCAGATTTTAAGTATGCTCCAATTGCGTCCGCAACGGCGGTAAATATTGGAAATACTCCAGCGGGTCAAAACGTTAATGTTATTTTAAAGAGTGTAACAACTTCAAGAGTAGAAGGCATTGTAAGATTTGGTGCATCTGGAGATCTTTCTCTAGCAGTCCACCTTATTATTATTGGTATACCAAACTAAAGGGGACTGGGTAATGCATTGTGGGAAATGCAATGGCAGAATGTTTGTTGACAGACAATATTCTAGCCAAATACATATTGAAACTTATTGCATCTGTTGTGGTTCAAGAAAATTCTTTCATCCACCTTCAGATAGCAAGGAGGGTAGATGGATTTTAAACCAAGAAAACTTGAGAGCAAAGACTACAATAGTCAGCCTGTAATTTCTGGAAACAAAAATATTTGGTTCCTTAATGGCGATTTAGTTAGACTGCATCATAGTTCAAGATCAACTGGTATGGTTTCTGTTTATAACATAACAAAAGATAGACTAGAAACATGTTTTCGTGCTGACTTTAGAAAAAATAGACAAAAGGCTTACACTGTAACAGAAACTGCTAAACTTGTCAATAGGCACAGAAAATATTTTCCATTATTAATTAAACGAGGAGTCATTCCTCCACCAATGGGTTCTCAACTAAACGGGGTACGTCATTGGCAAGTAAGAGCATACTACTCTGAATCGCAACTAAAAGAGATACGTGATATACTTGCAAGTATACATATTGGAAGACCAAGAAAAGATAATTTAATAACAAACAATATGACTCCTACAAGTCAGGAGTTGACACGAAGAACTGGCGATGGTATACTGGTTTATACAAGAACTGAAGATGGAAGATTTATTCCAATTTGGAATGAGAGCATTAATTAATGGAGGCAATGGTGGAAGAAATTACAGAGAACGTTATTGAAAGACAAAACACAAAGGTATCTGCAACACTTGGATACACGCTTAATCTAGGTAACTTTCAATCACTAAGAGTTGATCTTGGTGTTGTTGATTATACTCGTGAGGGCGAGACAACAAATGAGGCCATGGATCGTATCTATGCATTTGTTGAAAACAAAGTAATCGAAAAAGTAAACGAAGCAAAAGCCGAAATCGTAGCAGAGTAGAGTGGCTGAACGCAAAGACCGAATGGCTTTGCTCAGTCGCTACAACAAACTTTACTTGCAGAGATATGAGCAAAAGTCCAACATCAACTTAAATGTTGAGCAATGGGCATCTGATGCCCTTGTTGAATCGTATGGGATTTCTGCTTGCTATGACTTATTGGACTATTACTTTGGTGTAGCGCAAGATCCTACTTGGAACTTCTTTGCCTACAATGCAGAAAAAATTCTTAATGGTAAACTTGATAAAGAGCAAGACGACACAGAACGTAAAGAGCGTAGGGTAAAAGCAAAGGAGTGGTTAAGTGAATAATACAGAGGCAAAACTAATCACTGCTGTTTTAACTGATAAACAAGTTCATGTTTTATTGCAGGCAAATGTTGATAATCTTCTTAGAACTCATAATGATGTATGGAATTTTATTAGAAATTATTCAGAAGCAAACTCAACAGTTCCTCCAGTCTCGCTAGTTGTAGAAAAGTTTAGAGACTTTGTTCCAGCAGAGGGTATAGGTGCAACAAAGCACCACCTAGATGAATTACAAGTAGAGTACCTTAACGATAGTCTAAAAGATATTATTCGTAATGCTGCTTCTGAAATACAGCAGGGCGAAGGTCCAAAAGCATTAGAACAATTGATTACAAAAACTTCAGAGTTAAAAAAGAATACATCTACTATTCGTGATATTGATGCTACAGATATAGACTCTGCTGTTGCATATTTTGAAAATGTAAAGAAGCAACAAGCACTTGGTCATATTGGAATTAAGACTGGGCTTCCAGGATTTGATAACTACCTACCGTCTGGAATTATGCCAGGCCAGTTAGGAGTGTTCCTTGCTTACCCAGGTATTGGTAAGTCTTGGCTAGCACTCTACTTTGCTGTGCAGGCTTGGAAGCAGGGCAAGACTCCATTAATTATTAGTCTTGAAATGTCAGAAACA